AATCCCTTAAGGATTATCACGAGCTTAGGCAAGACTTGAGAAATCTTGTTTAGCCCTCGTCAAGGAGCCCAAACCGCGCCTTCGTCTTAATCGGCGATCTAGCATTAGGCTTGACTATGGTGGTATTCCACCCCAAGCTATCTGCTCTTATGACGGTGTCACAACCGAACACGCGTGGGGGGCTAGCCCCCCTTCACAGTTAAGTATTAATCAGACGCTTGGCTAATCTCATAATAATAAAGCTACTAATAATAATAACTTTACTACTTTTGTGACTAGCAAGGCAAAGTCATCACGATCTTTTGACAAACCAGATTGGATAAATCTGCTTGAAATTAGAAAGTATATGACTTATGTCATCTGGATATCGCAAATGGAAGGCTATGCTCATGACTTTAAGCTACTAGGTAAAAGAATTACAACGCTGGTTAAAACCAACGGTTTCGATTTCACCTTTCATTATTTGAAAGAGTGTCATCGTCTCGTAGTTCAATATCTAGCAGGTTCTCCTAACCTATTATCCTTAGGGAAAAATAGAGTTAAGGTTAACCGCTATGGGTTGCCTGTTATAATCCCTTCCTCTCTGCGTGTACTTTTGTGTACTGCAGGGGAGAATGTGGTTATAACACAAGCAATACTTACAGCTATCTCTATCTATCGAACTTTCCGCACTATAGTTAAACCGGATCTTGGTACAATAACTGCACCATTTTCTGGTTTATCTAGAACCCTAGAAATGGGGAGTGTGGTTAAAGATTTCGTAGGTAAATTCGATATAAGTTTTGGTAGTATCAAAGGGTTTATTTCTGAATCCTCTGGTCCTATATGTAAACGTGCCACTATTGGTTGTGGGATTGATGCAATTGCATTGTTCCTTTACCCTAAGGTTGCATATTCGGTTGCTCGGTTGTTGATTAGCCGTAAGGCTTATCTTTATCTTCTTTCCTTAATTGGAATTTGGATAACCGGTGTGCCTATGTATGTACTGCTTATAGTGTGTGGTTTACAGAAACGGCTACCTATTGGTAGACTGTGCGTGGTTACGGATCAAGCCGGTAAGGCTCGAATCGTGGCTATTGTTAATTGGTGGGTTCAACTCTCCCTTCTTGGTCTTCATAAATCTATTTTTAGATTTTTGGAAACTATTGAGGAGGATGGTACATTTAATCAGACTGCGCCCTTAGATAAACTTCGGGCGAATCGGTTAGATGGCCACTATTATTATAGCTTTGACCTTAGCGCAGCTACTGATAGATTGCCTGTAGATCTTCAAATTCAGATCCTTAACTCTTTAGGAGTTAATGGTAATCTTTGGAGAAATATCCTTGATTTCCCTTATTCTTATAAAGGAGAAGATGTGAAGTACTCTGTTGGGCAACCAATGGGTGCTTATTCGTCTTGGGCAATGCTCGCACTTACTCACCATATTCTGGTTAAGTATGCTGCTAAGCTTGCTGGAGTCGGACAATTCACAAATTATGCAGTGCTTGGTGATGATTTAGTAATAAACCATAATCAGGTAGCTGACCAGTATAGACTTATTATGTCTACTCTGGGTGTTGGTATTAATCCTAGTAAATCAGTAATTTCTTATGAAGTTATTGAATTTGCTAAAAGATTAGTTACAACACATGATGATCTTTCTCCGATCGGTCCAGGAGCAATCCTGGCCGTGATGAGAACACCGGCATTGATTGGGTCTCTTTTCAGAGAGCTGAACTCGAAATCTATAGCTGTTGCTTTCGGCTCAGTTCAGAAACTTATAAAGACTATCCCGGGAAATTCCCGTGATCGTGTTTATTTAGCTTTATGGACTTTGTTCGGAATAAATGGCCTTCTGTCCACACGCCAACCGGAGAGCAATACGCTCTTGAGTTGGATCACCTATGGTAGAAGTATTGAGCCATCGTTATTCGAATACTCTCTTAATACCGGCGTGAAACATGCCGTTATTACTAGAGCTAGAAGAGCGATCGAACTAAATTATCTTGAAGAGAAATTCTTTTATAGAAAGACCCTTCGAGACTTATTTAGAATCGGATTGTCCAAAGGGCTTCTGGATACCCTTGCTTTTGTGCTGAGCCCTATGCCATGGATATATTGGGAGAGTCTTATTAGACAAACCCAACGTAGTATTGATCACCTTGACATGCTTTACAACATTTCAAATGATCATGCTGGCACAATAGCAGTACTTAATTCTGACTTACCTATTGGAATTAGTTATCGATGGAATAAAGCAGCTGCTAAGGAATTAAATTCACTAATCAAACATATCGACAAGGAAACTTGGCGAGCGTATGATGACATGATGATAATCCATGGTGCTGACGGTCCTAATTTCTATTAATTTAGAAACGTGGCCTTCCCATTTTCTCCTTATTCTGTAGGTAGATGTCAAGCTTGTTCTTGATGATGCCTCCTTAATAGCTCGAAAGGCTAGATAAGGGTGACATAACCAGAGAAACATGTAAACATGTACG